CCGCTTGCGAGGATCCTTGTCCTTCGCCAACGCTTCGGAACGCTGCCGAGCAGCGGATGACTTGCCCATGATCGGATCGCCCATCTCGTCCGTACCAATCTGCATTTCGAACTCGCGGTTGAGTCGAGACATCTCGACTCCGACGGCGTTGTCCTGCACGAGCGTGGACAGCCGACCGATCTGCTCGCGGCCGTTGTCCTTCGACATGCTGACAAGCAGTTGCTTTGTCTCCTGCATCGCAGCGGCTGGGTCGAGATCGGCGATCGTCATCAGCAACTGACCGAGTTGCGGAGGGACGCTAGGAGCAGAGGCAAGGATGCGGGAGATCCCGTCCTTAGCCTTGCGCTTGTCGTGTTCGAACTCCATGCGCATCCTGACCTCGGCGCGGGTCTTGTTGCGCTGGGTGAGCAAGGTCATCCATTGCTCATGCCTGATCGGGACATTCGCGCCGTTGATGGTGATCGCAGGCGTTCCGTCCTCAAAGAAGCCGAGGTCGAAGGTCTCCATGCCGACTGGATCGCCATCGGCAATGCCGCGCATCGTCAATGTGAAGTCATTGACATCGCTGGCTCGTCCGCGCATGTCGCGCTCGTTTGCAATGCCCTGAGCGGGCGGCTGTGACGGTGCCATTGCTGAAGCAGAAGGACTGACATTTGGCACCATTTCCTCTGCGGCTTCGGCAAAGCCTTGAGCAGAAGAACTGATTCTCGGAATCATTTCTTCCACACCTTCGGTAGATGTGGATCGTGGCAAATACGATCCGCCAGCAACTTTCTCGGGTGCGGTTGGTTCCATGACGCCGTTGGGATCAATAGGCATAGTCGCGTCCACCTTCCCCGAAGAGCGGAGTGTCCTGATCCTTGTCCTCGATGGCCTTGACCATGCGCCCATCCTGAGTGCGCATCATGCCGCGCGCACGAGATTGCGGCTTGTCCTGCGGCATCGAGTATCCCGATCCACGACGGATGCCACGGGATTCGAACTCGGGAACCGTCTCCTCATACGGATTGATCGGTGCCTTGCCGGAGAATCGCGGAGCGCCACCACCCATCGCTCCCGCGAACCACTCGGAGAATGCCTTGTTCGTAGCAGCCTTCTTGTTTCGGTCGCGCGTGTTGAGACCACGGTCGATTCCGACCACATCCATACTCGCGTACCAATCGCGCTCCGCCTCGCGCTGCTTCTGCTGCAACTCAAGGGTGCGCTTCATCTGTCGGTCGGCTGCGCGCTCGCGTCCTTCTTCTGCACGCCGTTCCGATTCCAGTTGGCTCTTCTCCGCGCGTTCTTCGGCGCGCAACTGCTTGCGCTCGATCTCGGCGAGATCCTCAAGCCGTTCCGAACGCTGACGCCGCTGCGCATCAAACGCCATCTCGGTGCCGATGGTCGCTTCCATCGCCGCGCCTGCGCCCGCGAACGGGTTGTTCGGGTCGTAGGCTTGGAAGCCCCGGCCGATGCCCATGCCGATGGCCTGAAGACGCTCGCGTGTGAAGAAGTTCTCGTTCTCAGTAGGCATGTCAGAACCTCGGTCCCGAAACAGGGAACCCTTGCGCATTCCATCCACCCGTTCCGTACTGCTGATAATGGCTGTAGTACTGCGACGGCGACATTCCGCCTGACTGCATACTTTGGCTGGCCCAGTTTCCGCCAGCGCCAGCAGCAGCGCCTGCCGCTGGTGCAGCCATGCCGCTGAGTCCAGCACCAAACACAGCACCACCAATGGAACCTAGAGCGGATCCAAATGCGCTCACACCAGCGCCAGCAAGATTCGCAGCCTGACCGCCGAACTGGTATCCGACATTGAGACCCTGCTGGTACAGGTTGAACTGCTGTCCAAGACCCTGCGTCTGCATGTTCGCGATGTTTCCGCTGTAGGTTTGATACATGTTCGACAGGTTTGTCGCCATGCTCTGCTGGATACCCGACAGACCCTGACCCATCTGAGCGGACAGAGTAGACATGCCTTGAGCGCGCTGCGCCTCAAGCGCGGACAACTGGCCCGCGTACTGCTCGCGGATCACGCCCTCGCGGAGAGCGCCCTGAGATCCGATGTTCTGAACGCGCTGTTGCCCGAATGTGGTCTGTCCAAGGCCCGTGAAGGCGTTGCTCGCTGTCTGCGCTGCCTCCTGCCTCCGGGTCTCCTGACGGGTGGCCTCGATCGTCGATTCGCGACCGATGCGCATTTCACCAAGAGCGCGATCCATGCCCTGACCGTATTCGGTACGAGCCTGATCAAAGTAGCGGGTGAACGACTGCTCGGCACGCTGCATCTCCGTGCGGTAGAGCGACATGTTCTGCTCACGCTCTTGCGAGTACTGCTGCATGATCGGGCCGAACAGGTCGCGATACTCGTCTCCAAGTTCGCGAAAGTCTTCGATCGCCATTGCCTGCATACCAAGCAATGCCTTGCGACGCTGTCGCTGGCCGATCGCGCCCATTGCTGCACCGCCAAGCAGCATGGCTCCGCCAATAATCAGGGGTATTGCCATTACGGATCACCTCGGCTCTTGCCGACTTGAGACACGATCACGGACATTCTTTCGATGGACCAAGGCTTTCCGTCGGACGCGATCGTGATGTACATCGCCTCGCCACGGATGCGGCACTTCTTTGCTGTGTTTCGGCCTGCAACAAGCGTGCCGATTTCCTGAACCTCGGCCTCGGGGAAAGACGCGCCCGAGACATCGGCGTTGTCCTTATCATCGGGAGAGACGGGGTTCTGCGTCATGGTGATCATCGCACCATCGGGGCTGCCCGGATCGTCCGTGATCTGCTCGTACTCGTTCACGAGCGTCACAGAGTCCTCGATGATCCATTGCGTTCCGTCCCAGTTGATGACCCAGTTGCCGGGACCGTTGTAGACGCGGGTCGTTCCCGAAGCAAACGGATCGTCCTGCGTGTACTGCCCGAACGGGCGGACAGCGAAACGGCCGTCGATGTTGTTTGGTGATGGAGTTGCGATCGTTCCTCCGTCATACAGCGGAGTAGGACCAGCGCCGCTGGCGTCTCCTCCGTCGATGACGAGCGGATTGAGGTTGATCACGAACAGGCTGTCCGTCTGCAAGCCCAGCGCGGTCTGAGCCGTATCTCCCTTGGTCACGCTGACGATCGGAGACTGGCTCAGGTCGTTGAAGTCGTTCGGAACCTCGTACTGGTCATCGCCGAGATCGATCCTGACCTCGTTCAGCATCACCCTGTACGGCAACTGACCGATGACGGGTCCGACCGTGAGGCTGCTGCGGACGAACTGCCTGCGCTGGTCCTCGTCGGTCATCTCCGCATCCCAACCGTCCACTCCAATGGGAAATGATCGGTCGATGATCGAGATCGACTGCGATCCACCAAGGAACAAACGGCCTGACTTGGTGCGTGAAGTTCCTACATAAGAGGCTGATGTTGGTGCATAGATGTTCGGATCAGAAAACCGCTGCGGCCAAAACGAGTCCGTCTTGAGGTCGTAGTACAGGTGCAGGCTGGCATTCTCGACACCGCTGACCGACAGGAAGATCCACACGCCTTCTCGGTCAGGGTCGTAGCAGAGACACGGAAACACATCTCCGGCGTTTACGCTTCCTGTAAGCGATGACGCTGCGGTGCCGAGTTCAACCTTCTCGGCGGTGGATTCATCAGTCAGTCCACCTTCGGGTGTCTGCGTCTTCGAAGTCGCTCCGCTTGCGCTTCCCTGTTCCGTCGTAAGCGAGCGAAGGGTTCCACCCGCAAGGGAACTGGTTCCGCCGATGGCTGGAGTCCCGAAATCCAAGCGCATAAAGAACGAATCGAGCCGTCCCGCGCTCACGCGGTTTCCGCGATTGAAGTTGAAGTCGTTCGCGTTGATGAAGTACAGGCCGTCGTTCGCAAGGATGAACGCGCCCTTCTCCTGCGACTGGCAGTAGGCGCGCTGCCCTGCGATACCAATCGACTTTGTCAGGCTGACCAGCGCGACCTGTTCTTCGAAGATCGGATCCGTAGTGAGGAACGAGAATGAGTTGGTGCAGGCGAACATCAGTCCACTCTGCGCGAATGGGAAGATCGCGACGATCGGATCGCCGAGCGTTCCATATGCCGTGCTGACCGTGCCGCCGATGCCGCTCATCGCTCCGATAAAATCGGTCCCACTCCACCCGTCATCGGATGCGCCAGTAGCAGCCACCTTGTCAGGCGCGCAGGCAAACCACACATTCGGGGTCTTCTTGTAGCCCGACAGAACGACCCGTGCGCCCCATCGACAGATCAGGGTTGCCCGATTTCCAGCAGGGCTGACCGTGGGATCCGTGTGGTACGGACCCTTGTGCGTTCCAACCAAATCTCCCCAAACGGACACGCCAGTCGTGGTGTCGGTGAGCAGCACCTTCGTGTAGTTCGTGCCATCGACGAAATAGAAGTACTCGTTGAACTGGACTCCCTCGACGAGTCCAGTCGTGTTGAGTTTCTCCGTCGTTTGGCCGGGAAACACCGTCGCCGTAGCGGTCAGGTTCGACCGTGGATCGGCGTAGTAGATTTTTCCCGCGCGCACGAAGATGATCTTCTCGACAAGGGATCCGCCGATGTAGGCGCGAAATGTCCCCATGAACTGCACGCCGCCGAGGTTGTACAACTGCGTGCCGTTGCGCGTGCTGATCCGCGTGCGACCGTTCCAAACATCCGACGGCATCATGTTCAGGCACGACGGCGTCATGCCCTGCGGAACCGCGCTGAACTGCGCCTGCTCCGTGAAGCCCTTGAAAGGAAGTTGGACGGGGATGTGGGTCATCACGATCTACGGACAGCGACCATGATGATGGCCGTGCAGTCAACCGCTCCTACAGATGGTGCTGTGGAGTTGCTGAATGTCCTGCACCACGAGTTGCCGACATTTCCCGTTCCTACATTGTATCCGATGATGACTCCGTCCCATCTAGATCCAGCGTAAGCGCCATTGGGAGTCGCGGTTGCAGTTCCACCTCCGCCATTGATTCCCGAGATCGCCCATGTCGATCCACCGGGTGCGGTCAATGTCGTGCCGTTGTCGAGATTGGTCGCCTCGATGAACGCGAGATGGGAAAGCAGCGTCTGCCAGTTGAGCGCGTCGGTGAGTTGAGTTGGGTTTGCCACATCGATGATGCGGAAGTTGTTCATGTCCAACCGCTCATTCAGGGTCGCGCCCTTCCTGAAGATTGCAGCAAGAACATCAGCCGCACCGTTGTCAACAACCAACTGATCGGCACCTCCGGCGGCAAGCGCAACCTTGTCGGCTGCCGGGAAATAGATACCCGTGTTGGTATCGCCAGTAGTAGTGATGATCGGAGCCGAAACCGTTCCAGCCTGCACCGTGACGATGTCGGCGTTGGCGTTTCCGAGCGTGGTCGTGCCATTGACCGTGACATTGCCCGTCAGCGTCGAGTTCCCATCAACGGTCAGTCCGGTAGCCGTGTCCTTGAGCGTGATGCTCTTGGCAACGACATCGACGCCCTCGGTCGCGCTGACACCCCAAATGTTCTGCGGAGTCCAAGCCCTGTATGCGGTGTCGTAGATGCGTGTGAACGACTTCTGCGGCTGTGTTCCATCTCCGTCGGTCCACAGATGCTGAAGCACGACGGCACCGAACGCGAGGACAAGCATGTTGATGCCGCCGTCCGCCGCCTTGATGTCGATCGGAGCGGCGGGAACTGTTCCCGATGTGATTGACGCGATGCCAGCCCATCGGTACACGCCGGGAACGCGAAGGGACGAGTCATCGATGTTTGCGTTCGGGGATGAGAAGTAGGGCAGCGTGCCTCCGAGCCACGGAAGCGCCGTCCAGTTGCTCGACCCATCGCCGATCTTGATCTGCTTCAGCGTGGTGTCGAGGCCGATCTCGCCGACATCAAGGGTCGGAGGGGTGCCAGCATTCCAGTTCGTGGTCGTGTCGCGTCGGACTTGGATCTTCGCGGTCATTGTTCACCTTCCTCGACGAACCTCGGAGGCACGATGTACATGCCTTCAGGCAACTCGATGCTGTTGGCGGACAGGGTCCATTGACCGTCAACCAGCATCCACACCCGTCCCTTGATCCCCGGACCCAGTCGAATCGGGCTTTGATCGGGGATGAACACCGCCCTGCTTCCGCAGCCACTTGCGAATGCGAGCGCCGCCACGACGAAGACGATCACGATCCACATCAGCATCGACCGCCACGGAGCCACGCTCCATGCGACGCTCAAGGTACGACAGGAGGCCGAGGACGATCTGCGCGATGACTCGGTCGAACATGGCATCACTTCGCCCCAGCCTGCTCGCTGCTGACCTTGTTGTCGCGCGCGAAGATCAGGCCGAATCCAGCGATGCACGCGGCAACCACGGCAGTCCAGTCGGCGACGGTCGCTGGGTCGTTGTCGAAGGTCGCAGACAGCGCGCCACCAATGGCGACGAGAATGGCACCGATACCTGCAACCGTGGTGCGCCAAGACGGGATGAACTCGGTCATTACTTGCTCCTTTCAAGTCGATCCAGCCGTGCGGCCAGTTCGCGCAGACGCTCTGCGGTCTGCTGATCCGTGAGGTTGAAGCCGACCTGCGCCTTCGCGAGGTCGGAGACGATGCTGCTGAGTTCCTTGACCTGCTCGCTGGTCGTAGCCAACTGCTGATCCTTGCGGCCCATGTACATCAGCACCGTTCCGATGCCAATGCAGATCGCGACGAACTGCGCCCATGAGGCGATCAACTGCGAGTTTTTCTTCCCATCATCGGTCATTGCACGAATCCCCTGCGGTATCGAACTGGGTCGGAGACAAACGCCCCTGAACGGACGGGGTTCAGGCGACCGTAGTCTCTCTGTGCAATGCCATCCTTGATGGCGGCCGCGTTCCAAATCGGGCCGTTGTCGATCTCGATCAGCCGTGCCGCGAGACCCTCGTCTTCGTAGGCGACCGCGAACGCGCGGCAGTAGGCGATCAGAAGAGCCTCGACATACGGAGGAACGGGGATGTTGTAGGTGTCGGGGGTTACCGCATTCGTCTCGCCCGAGACGGCCGTCCAACCTGCGCGGTAGCGCATGATGATCGCGTCGGTCGATGTCGCCTGCGGGGTGGGGTAGATATCGAGCCGTGGGGCAGGGAACGCCGTTCCAGCCACGAGTGGGGTCACATCGTCCGACTGCGCCCACGGTCGGGAGAGGGCCGCGTAGTACACGCTGTCGAGCAGCGCGGGAGCCATGCTGTTGCGGAACAGTTCGATCTGCTCGGGGCTGGTCAACTCGACGCGCCAACCAAGTCCAGCCTTGGTCACGAGAGAAACGATCTCCTCGGCGTCACCGGGCATCGCGGCCCAGTTCTGATTGGCGATCAGCGAGACAGGGCGGCCCGTGCGCTCGCGGAACCGCCATTGCTTGGAGAACAGGTAGTTCCCAGCCTGATTGACGATCTCGGCGATGCGCTGATTCTGCGTGACACCGCTGACGATCGACGGCTGGCCGCCGAGCGCGAGGAGAATGTGCTGCTTGAGGCCACCGTAGGTAAGCATGGAAGCGGGGTGCCGTGGTTTCCCACGGCACCCCGAGAAGAGTTGTCAGATCAGGCCACGCCGCTTCCGAACAGAGAGAAGCCGCAGATCAGAACCTTGATCGTCGCCGCACCCGATGCATTCGTACCCATCGCGAGTGCGATGGGCGCGCTGCTGTTGACGGATGCGGTACTCGGAGCGGGTTCAAGGATCGCCGCTCCAGCGATCATGGTGGTGACGCCAGCGGTGGTGGTTCCGCTGATCTTGGCATCAACAAGGCCCGAAACACAGACCTTGCAACGCTGACCAGCGGTCGCAGCCTGCGTGACCACGGCCCAAATGCCGCCCTTCTCGGTGGTCGAGGAGGAACCTGCGACCGCCTTGATCACGACATTGAACGGGTTGGTCTTGTTGTCGGGATCGTTGAGCGCCGTGAGGTTGGTGTAGGTGCTGGTGTCGGCGAGATCGAACTTGACGAGGTCGCCGACAGCGACATCGACAGCAGCGATGGGCTGGACAACGATCTGATCGGCGGTGAGAGCGCCGAGGTTTCCTGTTGGAACGAGAATGCCGGGAATCATGTGTGTGTCCCTCCTTCGGGATCAGGTGAGATTGATCGGAGCGACAACGCCGTGACGCTGGCGGCTGTTGCAGAACAGGTTCGACCAGCAGTCCACGGGCTGGACATAGGTGAACGGCTGGTTCGGGTGACGGAGAACCTCGTGCTGCTTGAAGTAGCGGCGCGCGTGGAAGATCGGCGTGAGGTAGTTGCCGTTCACGAAGAAGTAGCGCGGAGCCTTGACGATGGTGTTCGTACCGTCCTCGGTACCGAAACCCGTGAACGCTCCAGCGGCAGCCGTCACGCCGTTGTAGCCAGTTGCGCTCTGAGTCACGGCGGCGCTGTGAGCAGGGAAGATCGCCGCGTTGTCGAGGTCCGAGCAGTAGGTGACATCGACGCCAGCGTATGCAGGGCTGTTGTAGGAAGCGTCCTGATACGAGACGAGGGTGTCGTTGCTGAGGCGGAGCGCGTTGCGGTAGTTCTGAACGCCCTGTCGGCTGGTGAGGATCATCTGCCGATTGAGGTTGTCGTTCTCAAAGTACTGCTGGCGAGTCGCCGGAGCCTCGTACTTCAGACGCATGAACATGACATCCATCGCGTTGAAGAGATTGCCGACCTGATGGGTGGTGGCGACCGCACCCGACGGACCCTGCTGCGAGTAGACGGTGTTGTTGGTCAGCGACTGGGCCGTGACCTTGCCCCAGTCAGGACCGAGAGGCGTCAGCGCATCGGTCTTGCAGTTGTACAGTTCCACGACATTGGACCAGCGGTTCTCCGTGAACGGAGAGATGCGCATGACCGTGTGGGCCGTGTTGGTGCTGGCCGTGTACGGAGCAGTACCACGACGGCCGAGAGCGCCGCCGAACAGCGTGGAGACCTCGCTGATGAAGTACGGAAGCGAGTACGGCAACTTGCCGCTCTCGTCCTCCATGCCCGTGACGGACGGGACAGCCCACAGATCCTCTTCGAATCCGTTGAGCATCGAGGTCCACATCCGCTGCTCCTTGATGCGCTTCAGCCGCTTGTAGGCGACCTTGGTGCTGGCAGCGGTCTCGCCCGTGTTGAGTTCGACCTCAGCGTCGGTCCACGACATGTGGTCGATGTGGAAGCGCCACGGCGCGCGCACATAGTCGGTGACCTGCGGGTTGCGCCACACGAAGGTGTCGTTCGGCTGGTAGTGGTCGTAGGTGCGCGAGTCATCGAACATGATGACATCGCGGATCTCGGTACCACCCTGAATGGTCTGCTCGCGGGTCTTGCCCTTCAGGAGGCGGCTGAAGGCGTAGGTGTTCTTGACGGCCTCGTTGATGACCGCGTCGGCGCTCGTCAGATACGACGGGCCAGTCGAGGTCATAAAGTCGTTGAAGGTCTGAATCGAAGGCATGATGCCCTCCTTGGGTTAGCGTGAGATGACTCGGAGCGCGTCCGCGCGCGATCCGCCCGAGAGCAGGATGTCGAGAACGGCGTCCTCCCGATCGATTTCACGAGTCGCCCGCGTCGGCTGCTTGCCGACGGTGGGACGCGCGAAGTTCCTCGGATCGGAACGCTTCGGCTCGCCTGACCTCATGCGGAATGCTTCTTGGACGATGTCCGAGATGGATTCGAACTGACCGGGATTCTCGCGCCCGATCTGCGCTGCCACCTTTGTGATCTCGTCGATGGACGGGGCGTCTTTCCCGTACATCGGCGCGAGACGCTCGTAGGCGCTGCGAGTCTCGTACTTGACCTCCATCGCGCGCGCCTTCTCGTCGAACTCGGCGCGAAGTCGGTCGGTGATCGTGCGGAGCGGCTTGGCGGCCTCGTCGCCGAAGATGTCCCCGAACACCGACAGCGGATCGGCATCAGCCTCTCCGTCATCGGTAGCGGCGGACGCCTTCGGGGTCTCCGACTTGTCCGCTGGGGTCTTCTTGGACTCGGCCACCTTGGCTCCGAACGCATCCACATCCGCCTGCCTCTTCGCCGCCTTCAAGCCCCAGTCCTTCACCTTGGAAGGATCCGACTTGATGGAGTCGATGATCTCGGCGGGAACGCCATCGCGCTGCAAAGCCTTCAGCGCCCGATCGAAGTCGGGGTCATTCGCTGGAGCAGTCGGTTCAGGCGTGCGAACAGCCTGCCGTGGAGCAGGCTCGTCGATCCCGAGGAGGCGGTCCAGCACAGCGTCTTCGCTGACGGAGTTGTCCGCCTCAATGGCGGCTTCCGCAGCGAGTTGCTGCATGGGATTGATGGCCTCATCGGCTGGCTTGATCTGTGCTTCGGGTTCTGACATCGATCAGTCCTTCTCAAATCCGTGCCGCGCCATGATTTCGCGTTCATGGCGCTTCGACATGATGACGGGCTTTCCCTGCTTGTTCGTCTTGCATCCCTCCAGCCTGCGCGGAAGCGCCGTGCTGACATAGGGATACTGATGACGATTGGTACCCGGATCCACCTGCGGAGTGCTGGCGATACGGGTCAGAGTCCGCCCCTCGTGCGTGATAATACTGCCGATGGAAGGCGCGTCACGCATCAACATCGTGATTTCGACCACATTTCCATCGGAGTCGAGAAACTCGTACTTCATGTCACATCGCCCTGTTTGCGGCGGCCTGTAGGCCAGCCATGCTGCTTGCGGGGATCGGGCTTGGCTCGCCCATCGCGTTCATCGGAGGACCGCCTTGCGAACTGGGCATCGACCCAGCCTGTGCGGCCTGCGCCATCTGTGCCTGCTGCATCATCGCGTTCTGATCGATCATGTCGGCGAGGTGCGGCATGTTGAGAGCGTCGCCCACCACGGACAGGATCTCGCGCCACTTGATGAACGGCATCGCCATCATGCCCTGTGCCACACTTGTGGTGATCTGAAGAAGTTCCATCGCGCGCTTCTGCACGAGCGCCTCGGAGACGCGCTCCATGCTGTACGCATCGACGGCGATCTCAAGATCCTCCCAACCGGGCATTCTGACGCCACCCGTGAACTTGGGATCAGCCTCAAGCAACGCCTCGGCACCTTCGCGGCCGAGTGGGAATGCGACACGATCGTCGTGCCACATGTACCACAGAACTGACCGAGCGAGGTCATCGACAGACTCTTGGAACTGGCGCTTGAGGTGCGCCATGCGCATGGTCGCGCTCGACTCGGCGACGGCGACCTCGGTGGCGGTTGCCGAACCCGAGATGTTGCCTCGCATGGCGTCGTGGATGCCCGACACGCGGTCGAGGCGGTCCTGAGCGATCTGCGAATACTGCACCTGCTGCTGGGTGATGCCGCCGACCTCAAGGTTGACCACCTTGTCCTTGTCGAGCGACTCGGACAGGATGATGTAGTCGTGCGGACGGTCCTTGATGTCCTGCGCGAGTTTGGCGTTGCGCGCATCGACCATGACGAGCCGCTTGTAGGCGGCGGCGCTCGATCGAACGCTCGTCAGGTGGGCGTTGAGATCCTCGACCTGCGACTGGATCGCCATGAGCGGCGACAGCGGGTACGGATCATCGGGGACGGTGTAGACGCCGAACACGGTGTACGGACCCTGCCGTGGGCCGAAGTACGGGATCGGTCGGCGGATGTATCCGTCGTACTTGCTCGCCTTCGAACGGCCCTTGACGAAGGTGTAGATGGTGCCGTTCACCATGCCCGGGCCAGCGATCTCGTCGATCTCCTCGGCGAGCGACTGGTCTGCCTCGGGTACCCACACCTCGTAGACGGCGAGTTCCTTGCGGTCCTCGATGTCGCGCCCGTTGTCATCGCGCACCTCGTCGAGATCGGTACCCGACGGGATCGAAAGGATCGCATCGAGGTCGTAACTCTTGTCCTGCTCGGCGCGGGAGATCAGGTCGTTCTTGTCGATGGCGTAGCAATGCCCCATGAACCGCGCGTCCTCGATGTTGGTCGCGGCGGGATCCATGAAGAACCGCTCGGGAGAGATGCGGTAGACGCGGGGAAGATACGGCTCCTTCCCGTCCGTCTTCCTGACCTCGGGTCGAGGCTCACTCACGGTGAGCGCGACGCCGTAGGTGAAGAGCATGTCGGTCGCGACACGCTCAAGGGTGCGACGCAACTTGGTGATGCGGGACCACCTGTTGATCGCGATCTGAAGCCGCTTGCCGACCATGAGGTCGAGCATCGGGTTACCGAGTTTCACTCGGAACTTCGGGGTGTCGTGGATGATGCGGGGAAGCACCAACGACACATACTCGTGTCCGAAGTTCTCAGGATCGTCGATGTAAGGGTCCGAGCGGTCATCTCTGAACGCGGGACCGTGGTACTTCTCGACCATCGTCCGAAGCGACGACAGATGCGTGTCGCGGAATCGCTCCGCGCTCTCCACCTCGCGGCGGATCGAATCGAACGAAAGGTCAAGCATGTGTCATCTCACTTCTTTCCGCCACTCGGGAGGGAAGCCGTGCTGAGTCTTGCCGCCTGCGACGCGATGTACGCGGACTTCGCAGCCGCAGACGCTCGGGAACGCTTTGCAGTCGGATTGTTGCGAGCAGCACCGCCGTCTCCACCGTTCTTGCCACCGTTCTTCGCACCGCCTGTGCCGTAGCGCGACTTTGCCTTTGCCATCACTTGCCTCCGCGCTTGTTGCGCTTCTTGGAACAGCACGAGGACTGCGATCGCGCCGACTTGGCGAGACTGGTCTTCGGCTTGTTCTTGCGATGCATGGATTCGTGGGCCATGCGGTCCCGTTGTGAACTCACGACACCCATCACTTGCTCCTCTTCTTCGCGGCCTTCTTCGGCAGCGACTTGATGCTGGGAGTCTCCTTCGCCCACCTCTTCGCCGTCTTCGGCATGGTGGCGAACATGTACTTCTGCTGGGCCTTCGACTTGAACGGCATCAGCGTTGGAACCTTTCCTCGGTCATCATGTAGTCGGCGGTGAACGAGTTGTTGCGTCCACCGCCTCCTGACACACGGTCGCGAATCTCGATGTTCGGCATCGAGTAGGTTCCTGCTGCCGCTTCTGCCGCAATATCTCCTCCGACCCACTTCCAAACGCGGCGTCCATTCGCGAAGAACTCAAACTGCGTGGCGGCCTTCGTCGAGAGTACGCGGAGCGTCTGATACGACGAGACTGGAAGTCCCGTGTCGATCTCACGGATGATCGCATTGCCCACGGAAACAGCCGCACGCCAAGTGGTCTGCGTGTTGAGGTGGTAGAAGTACGCTCCAACCTGAACCGCCGTGTTTTGATTCAGGTTGTACCCGCATGTCACAATGCACGCTGCGGAAGGATGGACGCTCGTCTTCAATCGAGACTCCATCTCGTACTCTCCATTGCGGATGTCCCATGCTCGCGTGATGGCTGCGCCAGCCTGATCGGCCGTCTGATAGATGCCGATGCGCTGAAACAGACCCGCGCTCGTTCCAGTCGCGAGCGTGCATGTCACGGTCCCGAGTTCTTCGTTGTTGGAGTTTGAATAGACCTCGGTCGGAGTTCCGATGGCGTTGTTCGTCTTAGAGATGCCGAACGGCTTCGCGTCCGTGACGAAGTCCGTGAAGAAGGTCAGGTTTCCCTTGGGGATCCTGTCGGTGAATGTCTGTAGCAGGGTCATCGTGGTGCCTTCAACTTGACCAGCATGTAGTCGATCTCGGCAGACTGGGCCGCGAGGACGGATCCAGTCTGAAGTTTGTCGCGGACCTCGATGTGCGGTAGCAGGCCAGTCGTTGTGGGCAACTGCCCGTCGAAGATCGCGATCCTCTGACCGTTCGCCCACACCGTCGCCCTGTTTGCGTCGGCGTCGAGGAACACGCGGAAGTCGTGGAAGCCACTCTTCGAAAGATTGGTCTCGACGGAACGCTGCGTGACTCCGCCGATCACCAGCGCGGCCTTCCATGTCGCTTGGTCGCCGAAGGCGTAGAACCCGACGAAGTCGGCTGCGATCGACGGAGGAGCCACATCGTTCGGAAGTCCGATTCCAGCGGTCACGAGGATGTTCGCGCCCGATGAGACGGTTCGAAGACGCGCTTCGAAGTCGATCTCTCCACGGCCGACGCGGAAGTCTCGGGTCACGGTGCCTCCGCCAGTCGCGGCGACGGACGGATACACGCCGATGAACGGGTAGATCGCCGCAACGACATTGAGCGTACCCGTGCTTGTGAGCGTCATAATCCCGAGAGGCTGGTTCGCCTGCGTGGTGTCGGTGTTTCCGTTGGAGAAGGAAACGGTCCCGAGACCAGTAGTCGCCGCCGTGACCACGCCGAACGGCGCGGACTCCGAGACGAAGTCGCTGAACAAGCAGATGTCCTGCTTGCGGAACTGTTCCGTGAATGCCGTGAACATCGTCATCGCTTGCTCCTGTTGCTCGATCGCGAGGTCACGCGCAGGTTTGACCTGCGGTTGTCGCGTGGGTTTCCATTTCTGTGGTCAATGTCCTTGCCATCGCCCTTGCTGACGCGGCCTTCGCGCTCCGCAGCGCGGCGGACCTTGTTGCGGGACGCGCGGTCCCTCTTCGACGCGGTCGATGAGTGGAACTTCGCGTACTCGGCCTTGTAGTCACGGGGCATGGGCAGGCTCCTTGAAGCAGTCCCAGCCGCGCTCCTCCGCCGTCCTCCGCTGATCGTCAAACGACATGGCGCACACCTCCCGCCGCGCCGCATCGCGATCGTCCCTGTACAACTTCGCGTTTGCGTTCGCCTCGTCGCGCTCGGATCTAAGCGTTTCCACGCGCTGCCGAAGTTCCGTAAGCGTTTCGCGGCACTCGTCAGCGTTTCTCGCAAGTTCGGCGCGCAGCCGCTCGATCTCGTCGGCGGCTTCGTCCCACAGCAAGGCGTTGTAGTTTCCAACATACTGCTTTCGCAGCCGGGTCACGATGTCATCGGTCATCGTCCCATCTCCATGACGCCGAACTCCTTCGGCTTCTGCACGAGGTTCATCGGCTGGTCCTTGAAAGGCGACTTGCCCTGCGCGAGCATCTTGCGGGCGTGCGCGACGGCCTTGTCGATGATGTCCCCCGTGGGGAACTCCCCGTACTCCGACGCCTTCAGCACGGACATGATCTCGTTCTTGGAGAGTCCGGGGACGAGGACGGGTATGTCCATATCCTTGCCATCGATGTCGATGCCGATGGAGTACTCCGTGACATCGTCTCCATTGGAGTTCTTGTACGGTCCGAGCCATCCCATCCCCTTCTTGGATCCATCGGGACGGGTCTCGTTCGGATCGAGACGGGAAAGCATCGGTGGGATCTCGGCCATTCAGCACCCCCACCGCTTCCGGGCAGCCTTGCCGCGCTCGCCCTTCCACGAACTCGACCGAGCGCAGAACGACTTGTGGCGCGGGTTGTCCTTGTCCTTCGTCGGAGCCTTGAGGTTCGACCCCGTCGCGCGGTTGTACTTCGCGCGGCCCTTCGCCGTCAGGCCAGCGCCCTTCGACACAGGCAACTTCTCGCCGCGACCGACAGAGAGGTTGGGATCACGGCGAGCCATCAGTCCTCTTTCTTGGACTTCTCGTCCTTCTTCTTCTTCTCGTCATCCTTCTCGCGAAGGTCTTCGAACGGACGGGTGATCCGAACACGACCTCCGCCGATGGAGATCGACCCAGCGCCGGAAGGCTTTGGAGGAGTTATCGCCATCAGCGACCCTTCGACCTGCGTTCGTCGCGACGGTTGTACGAACTGCGGTACGACTGATTCGATCCTCCTCCGCCACCACCCCTGCCTCCGGTCGTGCCTCCAGCGCCCTTGCCTCCGGTCGTGCTTCCTCCACCGGGCTTCTTCGACTTGCCACCGCGATCGTCATCCTTGTTTCGACGCACGCGCGATAGCGCGGATCCGATCTTCGGGCCGCGAGTCACGCGGTTGCCTCCAGTCGGTCCTCCGGT